GTTCGATCTAACATCATATTTTTCAACATGTGTCCGATTAAACTTTAGACGGTCTCTATCGAGCTTCCAGCGTAAGTTGCTGAGGTTGAATTCAACATCGCCGTTTTCAACCTGCATAGCCTGGAAATCTTCGTTATATTCCACGGGCATACCCGTTGCTTGGTCGTAGGAAATCTGAGCGTTCCTAAGAATATCAGTGATCGGAGCCGTTGGGGCGGAATGATGTACGGCACTTCTACCGAGGAAACACGGAGTCCTAGAATAGACTTTAGCCATCTTTGCAGATACGGGTACATGCTGATTCGCTCTAAAATATCTTTCGCGAATTTCAATTCCGCGAATATCATATATTTCTGGCACTTTAGTGAGCTTATCACAGTAGGCTACCCCACCTGCTTGGTCATCCCAACCAACTTGGAACGGTTCGTCCGCTTGAAATTTTTCGAGAGGGGTATTTGGAGCTTGGGAAACGATCTTCACTACAGCGTCAGATTTCGACAAAATCTGAGTGTAGTATGTAAAGGATCGTGTATGTCTAGTAATGGCGGAAATAGCATGATGTAAACTTTCAAAAAGGGGGTTTGTTTTTGTGTTAGTCCTGATAAGGACAAGATGTTTAACAGTCGCACCCTGTTTCTCATGAATAGTCTTTATGTTTTTAAAACGCTCTTGTTTCTTAAGAGTCTTTTTCTCACCTTGTGTCCAAACGACGTAGTGTGCGTCTGATTTTGGGACATCAGAAATATTAGAAATTTTTATGACCTTCATTGATAACTTAGTTGGGTTACGAGTCTGGATCGTCTTACCACCGCTAATTGATTGATAGTATTTATTAACGGCACGACAAACATCTAATGGACAACGTTTACTGACATTCTGGAAGTCAACAATGGTTGATGCTATTTTGTTATTACGAAAACGAAAACCTGAAACACGCGCAAGCGCAGGAATCTGGTTTGGGTCACCGTAACAATGAATTTCGGAACAGCAGCTAAAACCAGCAACAATTCCGACGTAACCAGCATGTACGACAAAGGCCTCGTCAAAGAATACACGATTATACTTCTTGCGGTCGTTAATAAGGTAAGAATCGACGGTTAAAACTACTACACTCTTACCGCTATTAAGTATCTTTTCTTTGGTCTCATCTTTCG